ATAATTCTATGAGTGAAAAAGAACTTGAAGATTTTCATGAAAAAGCAAAAAAAATAGTCAAAGAAAGGATGAATAAATGATTAAAAAATCAATGTGCAGTGCATGAGCGGTAAGCAAATAAATGTTAATTGTTTGTACTGTAAAAAAGAATTTACTGCAAGATTATATGATGTAAATAGAGGTTTATCAAAGTTTTGCTCAAGAAGTTGCTCTGCCTCTTATAGCAATGAAAACAGAAAATTAATAGAAAAGAACTGTGAAGTATGCGGTAAAGCTTTTAAAACTAAATGTAGTCATGCAAGCTATTGTTCAAGAAGTTGTGGTAATCGTAAGTCAAAAGTAAGAATTAAAGCTGCTAGATTAGAAGGTAAATATAGATATCATATAAGTGCTGCAATATATAAAGAATTTGGTGATTTAAAATGTTTTTATTGTGGATGGAAAAAAGATAAATGCGACATTCATCATATAGTTCCAAGAGCAAAAGGTGGAACAGATGAGTACAACAACTTAACAATAGCTTGCCCAAACTGTCATAGGCTTATACATAAAGGTAAATTAAAAGTAGGATTAACTTTAGAGGATTATAAAGATGAAATATAAACCACTTCCACCGCTAGAAGAATTAAAAGAATTATTAGATTATAATCCAGATACAGGGATATTTACTTGGATAAAAGCAAGAGGCAGAAATTCAAGTATCATCGGCAAAGAGGCAGGGTATCTACAAAAGTATGAGAGGGATACTAGAATTAGAATAGGTATAGATGGCAAACTTTATCTTGCTCATAGATTAGCTTATTATATTTATCATGGTATAGACCCACTGGAAAAGGATATAGACCATGAAGACCGCAATTCTTTAAATAACAAAATTGATAATCTTAGATTAGCGACAAGAAAAGAGAATTCTAGAAATTCGAAAATCTCTAAAAATAACACTAGCGGTGTAACTGGTGTGCATTGGAATAAATCTCACAAGAGATGGGAGGCTGCAATAAAAGTAAGCTACGTTAAAAAACATTTGGGATCATTCACTAATAAAGAAGATGCAATAAAAGCCCGTGAAGAAGCAGAGATAAAATATTACGGTGATTTTCGGAGCAGAGATTAATTTATGAACATAAATGAACTATTAGATATCCATGAAGACACTTGTTCTAAGTGCAAATCAATCATGGTAAAGAAAAATAATGACTATACTGGTGGCAAAACAGCTAATGATATCTTTGCAAACTTTAACTCGTCAAAGATAATAGGCTTGCACCCAGTAAAAGGTTTACTGATAAGAGTGATAGATAAAATACAAAGAATAAATTCTTTCACTAACGACAAAGAATTATCCGTGTCGAACGAGACAGTTGAAGATGCGTGTGATGACATTGTAAACTATGCTATCTTAGCTAAAGCAATGTTAATTGAGGAGAGGTCCAAGATCGAACGAAAGAAAACCAAATAAAATTTTTGCATGACGGATACTGATAAGTCAGTGTCATGTAAATAAGGCAATCAAGCCTAATATATTAATAAAGTTAAAACAAAGAAACTTAAAACTAATATGTTTGATTATAAAAAAAACAAAAGGGATTATAATTTTTTCCCTAAAAAACACCATAGACCTGTTGAGAGATATGGTCTGATGGCTAAGGCATTAAAAAAGATGCCTAAAGTAACCAAAGAGGGTATTTATACCTTGGCTACAATATCTCGTGAAAATATTGGGATAGACTCTCAATATCAGCGAGCCTTAAATCATAAACAAATTTCCAAGATTCAAGAAAATTGGGACGACGAGATTTGTGATTTACCTACTTTTTACTTCTACGAAGATAAAAAGACTAACGAGATACTTGTTCAAGTAATTGACGGATCTCACAGAACTTGTGCTAACCCGCATTCTGAGATTACTGGTCGCGTAATTAATACATTAGCTCCAGTTGAGAGATGCCTACAAGCAAATGACCCAAAAACAAAAAGTGTATGGAATGTACACGCTCAGTTTTGGGGTGGATATGTTGACGTAACTAGACTTAATAAACCCGATTTTAAGTTTATTAAAGGTTTAGTTAAAGTATTCAAAAACTTAGGATATAATCCTATGGATGTTACCAAATTTAAATCTGAAATTACCGATATTTCAGGGCAAATTGGTAAATATCACCAAACTATGTACAATGCAATAGCAAAAGAGCTAGGCAGAGTACCAAGGGTAGGGTTAGCTGAAGCTGATAAAGCCTCCTTTAGAGCTAGAGTTATGACAGATGTTTTAACTATAATCGATCAAGTATTTAAAAGAGAGATCGCCGAACACGCTGAAGGCACTGCAAGTAATCAGTGGGGGCAGCAAATTTGGGCAGGTCTCACTCAATTCTTGACAGACTCTAGAGAGGACTTCGGCCTAGGCGGATCTTATGATGTAGATGAAATAATCGAAGTCATGAGAAGAGGACAATGGAGAATGGGAGGAACAAAAGGTAAATATCAAATCGTTGAATCAATTGATGATTATGATAATATTGCAGACAAATATAAAGCTAAAGATATAAAAAGCGTTTCAAAAAGAAATGCTGATTGTTGGCAGAGGCTTATATTTGATATGCACAAATACTATCAAAGAAATAACTAACAGTTGTTTCTTCACGACCCTCTCCTTCGGGAGAGGGTTTTTAATTTCCAGGATCTAACAAAACAAAACCAAATAAGTGATTGTAAAACTACAACCAGACGAAGTTTTAATTTGCGAACAATTAGGCAGAATGAGATCAATCATTGCCAGAAGTTCTGGAGTTAAAGATGCAAAGGTCGGCACTCAAGATGGCAGTGAAGCTGATGTCATGGGTATGAAAGCTGAGTATGCATTCGCAAAACACTTTAATACTTTTCCAGATTTAGGTCTGACACCTAGAAGCGGTAGTGCAGATGGCAAGCTGAAAGGGTATGCTTACGATATAAAATCTACTACATACAAATCTGGCAGACTCTTAGCTACAAAAAAAGAAAATCCAGATGTCGATATGTATGTGCTATGTATCGTAGACAATTCTGAAGTGGATATTAAAGGATATGCAATGAAAAAAGATTTAATACAATCTTCTAATCTTAAAAACCTGGGACACGGGGAAGGTTATTGCATGAACCAGAACGAATTAACAAAGTTCAAATAAAGAAAAGTCCCAGATCGAATGATATTTTGCCAAATAAGGGAATATATTTTCCTCGATTTTTAAAAAATCAAAACAATTCTTTTTTTATTTTAGCTAATCCTTTAATTTTCATTATTAGATTAGTAACATTAAAAACATGAATCACATTTGTTTGTACTGTTAAAGGATAATTTAATTCTGTGTCTAATCTTACGCCATCGACTTCATATTCTGGTGGCACTATTTCTGAAACAAAATCATATAAACCCTTTTTTTTCAGTAGTTTATAGTAATAATCTATTTGTTCTTTTCTCGCTTCGACCAGTACATCCATGCCTAAATGCGCTTTTGCAGTCATTGTCAAATACCTAAAATATAATCCTTCTTTTGTGGTTAAATCAGATACAACAATTAAATTCACATTATTAGTTACACAAGTGTAATAATAAAATAGAAATTTAAATAATTAAAACTATTATATATCATGCCAGAAGATAATTTAGGAGATCCAATACCAAGAAACGAACCATTCGTCATTCCTGCTAGACCAGAAGAAACATTTGATTCTGTTTGGTTACGTAGTATTAATATTTATTCACCAGAAATAAATGCATCTGGGAATAATCAAGGAAGCATAAACATAGAAATGTTACCTTACGATTCTACCAATGATAAGATCTGGGCTACTGCTGATAATGAAGGTGTAGAATATTTAAATATACCAAGCAGAGCAAACGGAAGAAAAACTTTTTGGGATGCGGTAAATCAAGTACCAGAAGTTGCGGTTGCGATGAACGCAATCATCGAGGCTATTCCTGCTTTAAGAACTTGGGCTGTTACTCCTGATCCAGAACCAGTTCCACCATCAGGAAATCCTCCAATAGAATAAATAACATTAATGCGAATTAAAATTAGTTTTAATTCAATTTAATCCACTTCCACCCATTTGGAGCCTTGTATTTAATCGAAGGTTTATTATCCTTCCATTTAATCATGTAGCGATAATGATCGCTA